CGGCGACCGAATCGCCACTTTTCAAGATGCTGGTTATGAGCTAGTTGAAGCTTCCTCTGTTCGCGTAGGCGACAAGCGGGTCAACAATCCTGCACCTGAGGGCACTAAAGCCCAGGTGTCTGTAGGCCAAGGCGACAAAGCCTTTGTCATGCGGATTCACAAGGATTTGTACAAAGAAGACCAAGAGGCCAAGCTACAACGGGTTCGCCAGCTAGAAGAATCTATTAAAACTCCCTCTGGCGCTGACTACGGTTCGGTAACAACCAACCGTTAATTGCATTAAATCCAGGGGCAATTTGGAGAAATAAACATGGCTAACGTTGCTCGTCTTGGTGGGTTTAAGCCCGTCAAGCACCTCAACGGTTCCCCATACAACGGCCAAGCCAACCTCTACGAAATCGTAGCGGGTGACGGCACGGCTGTGAATGTGGGCGATCTTGTTAAAGCCGATGCTGGCACTGCCACCACGGTTTACCCTACTTGCATTAGATATGCTGCCTCTGGTCAAGTTACCTCGGGTCTTATCCTTGGTGCGGTTGTTGGTATCGTTCCCGATCCCACCAATCTCAACACTCCCCAATATCGGGCTGCTTCTACGAAGCGTCTGGTGTGGGTTGCGGATAGCCCCGACCTCATCTTTGATGTGGCTGACGGCGGCACGGTTCCCTGTACCCTTACCCTCATCGGTATGAACACGGGCGTTACTGCTACGGCTCCGGATACCACCACGGGTGTTTCGCCCATGGCTACCGGCACCACGGCTCCGACGACCACCAACACTCTTCCTATCAAGATTGTCGGTATTGTTGATCGCGCCGATAACGAGTCGGCTGCGGCTTCGCAGCGTCTCCTGGTAATGATTAATCAACATTACTTTATGGGCGGCCAGACGGCTGTCTAAGGGAGAACCACTATGTCTATCAATTCTAGTTCATTTGCTAAAGCACTCTGGCCTGGCGTTAACGCTTGGTACGGGGAAGCCTACAACCAGTACGAAGTTGAGTACACCAAGCTTTTCGACAAGCACACTTCTGACCGTCAATGGGAAGAGGATGTTGGTCAGAGCGGTTTTGGCCTGCTTGCGGTTAAACCCGAAGGCGCTGCCATTACGTATGACACGGCTCGTCAAGGATTCACGACTCGCTACGTGCATGTCGTGTATGCCTCCGGCTTTATCATCACCCGCGAAATGGTGGAAGACGATCAATACGATGTAATCGGTAAGAAGAAGGCGGGCGCCCTGGCGTTCTCCGCTCGGACCACCAAGGAAATCGTTGCGGCTAACGTCTACAACCGTGCCTTCACTGGTACGGGCAACCCCACCTATGGCGACGGCTCGGTGCTGCTGGTTTCCAGCCACCCGAACATCGCTGGTGGCACCCAGTCGAACATCCTCTCGACTGCCTCGGACCTGTCCGAAGCGGCTCTGGAGCAGGCGACCATTGATATTGCAGGCTTCACCAACGACCGTGGTCTTCTGATCGCTGTTCGTCCGAAGGCTCTTATCATCCCGCGCCAGCTCATCTATGAGGCGAAGCGTCTCCTGGGCTCTGATGGTCGTGTTGGCACCGCCAACAACGATCTGAACGCGCTCAAGACTCTGGGTGTTGTTCCTGAGGTTGTGACGAACCACTACCTGACCGACACTGATGCTTGGTTCATCCGGACCGACGTTAAGGACGGCATGAAGTATTTCGAGCGTCGGGCTGACCAGTTCGACATGGACAATGACTTTGAAACCGAGAACGCCAAGTTCAAGGTGACGGGTCGCTACTCCTTCGGCAATACTGATTGGCGTGCCCTGTTCGGTTCACCGGGCGCTTAATAGCAACAGGGGCTGGGCAACCAGCCCCCTCTAAAGGAGCTATTAAATGGCTATCAATTTTTCTGCTGATGCAACCGTTGTAGGTAATGGTGTTAAGCAGGTGTATGTCAAGGTGGCTAAACTGACGTTTGCCAACTTTGGTGTCACGCCGGTAAACACTATGATTATGCGCCTGCCTCCGGATGCCACTATGCTTGGGATGCGTTATTACAACAAAACCAAGCTAGCTGGCAACTCCATTTCGGCGGCAACGCTGTCGATTGGGCATGTGTCTGCTGGTACTGGGTATGTTAACGCTTTTGATGTGTTCACCACGGTGGGCACAGAAGCTGCGCTGTCTCCCATTGGTATCATTATGACGGGGCACTCTATCCCGAATGGTCTGGACTATTCCATCTGGGCTAGCGGTGCTGCCACGACTGGTGACCCCGATGCTGGGGAAATCTACGTGTCTGTTTACTACGTTCGATAAACCGGGAGGGGGCGGTGAGCCCCCTCTTCATTCCTTGGGGGAATCATGGGTTCTAATGTATGGCTAAAGTCGGGCACTACCCGCAATATGTTTTCTGGCAGTGGTGTCACTGTTACTGGTGCGGGCAATGCAATCTACAAGGATAGCCCCCATGCCACTTTTCATGCCGTAGTCACCGGCACAGGCGCTGTAACCGCCACTGTTGACATTGAAGTTTCTAATGATGGTTCCACATGGGTAGACACCGTGGCTGGAACCATTACGCTTTCTGGAACCACGTCCCATGCGGATGGGTTTACTACCACCGCTGCTCCTTGGAAATTTGTGCGTGCTAACGTCACCGCTATCAGCGGCACGGGTGCCACTGTCCAAGTGTGGATGGGGGTTTAAATGTCTGTCGTAATCAACACCCAAGTTGCCGGTGGCGGTGGTGGGGGTGGTGGTGAAGTTGAAACCATTGTTGCCGGTAGCGGCATCACTGTGGATGCGACCGATCCTGCAAACCCCATCATTTCAGCATCTGGTGGCGGAACTCTCGATCCAGTCACCCTAGGTGCTGGCCCAACCTCAATCACGCATGATGACCACTCTAATCGAGCTGTCTATAGCGAGCAGGCTCTCACGACCTCTGTTGTCTTTGCGGTTGCTGCAACCTCTGGTGCTGAGGACGGCGATCTTGTAACCATCCTGAATCTGGGCGCTGGTCCGATGGTGGCATCTGGTGCCAACGTCAGACTTGCTCCTGGCAACAGAGCCTACGCCAAGGAAAACGAGCGGCTCGTCTTCGAGTACTTCGCCGATGACGACATCTACTACGGTGGCTGTCCCGACGTGAACAAGTCCGGCAGTAGTTTGAGCTGGGCGATCACTCCTATCGCCGGATCGACAACGATCAGTGCTACCGGATGCGGCCAACCAGTTGCCCTTGACACTTCGACAGTAACGTCGGTAGCGGTTGCTGCGACAAGCGCGTTCACACACCACCAACGAGTCTCTTGGGTCAGTGCTGCGGCGGCGAACAGGACCGCGGGGGCAACCCTCACGACGCCGGTTCTCTGGCCGACGGCGGCGATCCCCTTCGGCTGGCAAACCCGTGCCATTTTCGGCGCGCATGACGCCGTAGCCCTCACCGGCTGCCAAATGCTGTGTGGCCTTGTGGGCACCTCAATCGCTGCCGGTGCCGAGCCGTCGGCGAAGACCAATATCTTTGCTGTGGCGAAGGATTCGGGCGAGACGAATCTCTCGATCTACTACAACAACGCCGCGGGCTCGGCGACGCCCATTGCCCTTGGGGCGAGTTTTCCGGGAGACTCCAACGCCGCAGACTTGTACGACGTAATTCTGGCCGCGTGGTCTGACGGCACCGCCGTCCACGCTTACTACCAGGTAACAAACATGATCTCCAAGGTCACCGCCTTCGGGACAGTGACCGGGGCGGAGCTCCCCGTCGATGGCACCGGCCCGATGCTCTACAACTTGATGCGGGGCACCGAAGCCAACGTGACCGCGGCGACGGTTGTTTGTGGCGGCTACTACGGTGGCTTCTGGAGCTAGACATGACTACTAGACGCCTTCTCAACCTATTTGTTATCGGGCGGCGATTTCGCTTTGGCATCCCTGAATTTGCTGTGACGATTCAGGGCCAGACAATTACAGTCAATGGCGTGACTGTTACTTTTACTATAGCATAAGGAGCTAGCATGCCAATTGAGGCTAGAGACTCAGGTGATTTTCCAATGGCAGATGGAACAGACGTGTTCCAGGCCGCGTTCGGCATTACTGGCGCAAGTCAAGCGGCCGGCACGCCCGCGCTGATCCGTATATACCCCCTGGGACGTATTCCCCGATTTAATTTGCCTGCGGGCAATTCAGACCTAGACGACGAGCTAATGAGGGCTGGGGTCTTGACAGGGGTGAACGCCGGGTCGAGCACCATTCTCATCCGCACGATGGCGGACATGGGCGTGACGCGCGACAGCGACGCACCGTGGGAGTACTCGTTCCTCTACCAGCGCGGTTTTCAAGCTGACGGGACAACCTCGTCTGGGGGTTTGTTTATTAACCCGGATACGGGTGTAACGCTCATAGACAACGATTTGGAACCCGGAACCGATATGGCGGCGGGGCATCCTATTGGTTTGGCAATGATGATTGCTGACGACGTTTGGTTCCTTAGCTAAATGGCTCGCGTACTTCTCACTGTTGCTCTGAAGGCGTATGACGCCGGCCTGACTGACATGACCGACATGACTGGAGGCAACTCCGAGACAGTGGGGGTCATCGGTACGGACTGGACGTTCCTGCATGCGGTGACTGAGTTCAACAGTATGGCCGACGAGGGCAGCGAAACCGACGGCATCCGCAAGGCCGCTGGCAATCGCCAGATCGTGCCGGAGTTGTACTCGGCTGGGGCCGACCCCCTGCCCACGTTGAGCAACGACTCGGGCAACGCACACCTATTCACCGCCGATGCCGGCGATCGTTTCCACGCCGCCACGGCCTTGGCTGCTGGCTCCCAAGACGACGGCGTACAGGTCACTGTCAGCTCAAGCCGGCTCGACTCGGGCGTCTCGTACACCTTCCCCATCTCCACCGCCTTGCAGACATTTTGGTGGCTCGGTTGGCAGCGCAACGGGGGCTACCGGGCGCAAATCTCGGTCAGCGATGCGAGCTTCGCCACACAATCAGTTGATCTTCCCTTTGGTGCCTTGAACGTCAAAACCGACGCTTGGTTTGAGGCTACCTTCCAAGGTGGCGCCGATCAAGTGGATGCGGGAGTGACTGTGACAGTGAAGCTCGACCGCTACTATGTCGAAAGTGGTAGAACCTCTGCCATTGTTGGCCTACGGGCTCAATTGCTTCGGGAACCAGTTCCCGCACCAAAGTGCTCGGGAGCGCGGAACTGGCTTGCTTATGCCAATCTCTATGGAGGGGCCAATGTTTAAGAAAATTACAACAGCATTACTGCTATTAATTGCGACAAGCTTTGCTTGCGCACAGTTTGCAGGTGGTGACAAGCCCACCTCAGTCGCACCTGATTCGGTCATGCCTGCTGGGAAAATCTATGTCGATAACGACACGCTTCCCAATCGACAGGGGGCGTTTAACGCCGACCGGATCGAGCTGGTTTGTGAGGGCACCTGGATGGTGGCCCCGTGCAATACGGCTACTACGGTTCCTTCTCGCATCAGCTACTCGGCGAATGACGGCCAGTTCCGGGTCGTTTGCACCTTCTCCCACGCAGCCTACGACGATCCGATCGTGTGGCCGGGCCAGGCCGGGCGCACTCACCTGCACCTGTTCTTCGGCAACGACAGTACGCGGTCCACCTCCGACCTCGACAACATGCACACGTCGGGAAAGTCAACCTGCAACGGCGGCACACGCAACCGTAGCGGCTATTGGGTGCCGGCCTTGATCTATCACTGCGAGACGGCGGCAGATATTGCGGGCACCGGGTTCTCCTCCGGCTGTAATCCCGCCCGGAACGGCGAAATCATGGGGCTCGCGCAGGATTCCAACTTCTACTACAAGGCGGCGGGCGGCTCGGCTGGCTCGAACGCTGGCGGGTGGGGTGGCACTGCAACCCAGTGGCCCCCCGCTGGCTTCCGCATGATTAGCGGCAGCGCAACTAACACGGCCGCACTAGCCAATGTGAAGCGACGGTTCTTCTGTGTCCGAGGTGTCAGTGACATTGATGACTGGGATCACTTCCCGACAACGGCCCAAGCCACTGCGGTCGGTGGATGCGATGAAATCAAGATGCTGGTCGGCTTCGATGAGTGCTGGAACGGTGTTGATATTGACTCTCCTAATCACCGGAGCCACGTTGCCGACAGAGGCTCGGCGGGCTGCTCTGGCGCTGACATCACAGAATATGACGGCACGGTCGTCTCGGGGGTGAACTACCCGATCTTGTTCCCACAGGTTGCGGCGAACATTCACTACGCCGCCAGCGGTAACGACCTCGACTTCGTGCGTCTGGCGAGCGACCTTCCGAGAGCCGAGGCGCGTCTTGTACATGGGGTGAGTTTCACGGCCGGATCGGTCGCGCCGACCGTGGGTGCAACCATCACGCAGGGTGCCAACACCGCTACTGTGCGCGAGGTCGTTATTACAACTGGCTCGTTCGGGGGCGGCACCGCCGCTGGGACTATTGTCCTTACGGCCGCGCCGGCACCCGGCCCCTTCTCAGCGGGTGCCCTTACCGGGGGTGGTACTGCCACCCTGTCCGGCGCATCGGCGCTCTCTTGCACCATCACCGAAAACTTCTGCGCTGGACGCTCACTCCATGCTGACTGGGTGAATGGTTGGAGCCCCAACGAAGTGACCGGCCTTGTTGGAGGCGATTGGGGCATGTCGATCACCGACGCGATCATCCAGGAGTGCTACATGGTGTTTAACAACCCCGCTGTGCCGCTCCAGTCTGATTGTCATAACAACCTCATCGGCTCGCCGCTGGGGGATGGCAGATGGTGGTCGTTCTGATACCCCTGCTCGTTGCTCTGGCATTAGCCCCTATAACTCAGGAAGAAGCCTTACAATACCACGCCTCAGGGCGTTGTGCGATGGTGGAGCCAGGGCATGGGATTACCCGCCCTGACGGGAGGGGTTGGATTACCTCCAGCCTACCGGGTAAACATGTTATCAAAACTGGACATATGTCCCTTGTGTTAGACATTATTCCTGGCAAAGCCTACCGTATTGTAGCTCCCGGTGGAGAACTTGAGTGGTGTCCAGAGTTTGTTCCTCCAGGCCGCGCAGCATGTGGTCCCGTTCCTTCCGCGTTCCTATGGGATGCCATAACAATTAGGTAACCATAATGGATGCAGAAGCAGTTCGCTGGGCCCTCACTGGACTTATGGGCCTCGTCATGTGGTTTTGGAAACGAAATATGGACGAGGTTGAAAAGGACTTTGTAGCCCTCAAGGCAGACATTCAACATCTGCGGGACACCCGTGTCCACAAGGACGATCTGCGGGAGTTCAAGCATGAGCTTCGTATGCAATTTGATGAGGTGAAAGCCGCTATCAAGGACTTGAAGCATGGCAATCAGTAGGTATATCCCTGGAGCATGGAATGCTATTTGTGATAGCTGTGGGTTCGAGAAAAAGAACTTTCAGCTACGCAAGCGTTGGGACGGCCTTATGGTCTGTGCCGACACATGCTGGGAAACTGACCACCCTCAGAAATATCTGAGAGTTTCCGAAGACAATGTTGCCCCTCCTTGGGTTAGGCCGGAGCCAGAAGACACCTTCGTTCATGTTTGCTATCTCTATGCAGTGGCCGCTTATGCTGACCTAGCAGAAGCAGATTGCGCGCAAGCTGACTTAGCTACCCCATCTTATTCTGTCCTCTCTCAACTTAAAGCAGGAACATAATGGCAACGAGCGGAAACACGAGTTGGGAACTAGCCTCTACAGCACTGGTGAATGCTGCCTATCGCAAGCTGGGCTACATCCCCGAAGGGGAGAGCCTTTCCGCTACAGCACTAGCACAAGGGGTTGAGGCCCTTAATGCTATCATCACCTATCTGCAAACCAAGGGAATGCCTCTTTGGAAGCGCACCACTTCTACAGTTACGCCTTCGGCGTCAAGCCAAGTGTACACACTGACGGCTGGGGTGAAAGTGGCACAGGTGGTTATTAACATCACTAATGGAGCCCGTTGGGCTCTCCAGCAAAAGAGCCTCTATGATTTCAATTCCCTCCCACAAGATGCTGCTGCTGGTGTACCAGTTCACTATACAGTACAACCCACAATTGCAAGCACTGTTGTGTCCATTTGGCCTCTAACCTCGGACACATCAACCATTGCAAACGCCACCATCGATATTGTCTATCAGAAGAAATTCGATGGGATGATTGCTGCTGGCGACACTCTGGACTTCCCGTCCTATTGGACCCAGGGAATCATCTTCAAGCTTGCCTCCGCCCTAGCACCAGAGGCTGGTCTGCCTACACAAGACCGCACCTTGCTTAAAGCAGAGGCGGATGAAGCCATTGATGCTGCGGCTGATTACGGTGATGAGGACGGCAGCCTGTTTATTCAACCTAATCACTGCTAATGGCTTTCACCAAACAGCCGTCACAAGACACCTACAAAACGGTGCCACTCCCCTTCAATGGGGTGGACCTGTTTCGTTCTGGTGATTTGTCCGTTCCTGTGCGTGATGTACAAATTGTCAACGCCTATTACGACCGGGTGAGCCAGGAGAATCAGAAACGCACAGTAGCTCTCAAGAAGCGCCCGGGACTTCAGGACACTGCCTACAGTCTCACGAAAGTGACTGCCACTGATCCTGTCCGTGGCAGCTACAACGATGTGGTGCAGAATGCTTTCTATTGGGTGGTGCTGAACAAGCTCTATCGCCTCAAGCCTGACACTTCTCCCACTCCGTCGCTTATTGCCACCCTGAACACCTCCACTGGGTATGTGGGATTCACTTCTTATCTAAAGAGCACAGGCACCCGTTACGTGGTGCTCTCGGATGGTACAGACATTTGGATTCATGACTACGTTGGTGCCTCCTGCACCCGTGTGACGGATGGTGATATGCCCACCCCCCATCAGCCCTACCCCATTTATCAGGATGGATACCTCTATGTCATCAAGACTGGTACGGCTGATCTCTACAATTCGAATGTGGATGATCCGTTTGCTTGGACTCCTGGGGATTTCATCTCTTGCGAACTTAATAGCGACTTGGCACTCAGGCCCATCAAGGCCAAGAACTACATCGTTGTCATGGGGTACAAGTCAATCGAATACTTCTACGATGCGGCCAATCCGTCAGGAAGTCCGCTATCACGAAATGAAAGCCCGTTTAGAGCCATCGGTTACGTCACCGGGTGTTGCGACATTGGTGACACCACCTACTTCGTTGGGCAGGACAACAGACAAAACCTAGCCGTCTATCAGCTTAACAGCTTCAAGGTGGAACGGGTTAGCAACTCTGTTGTGGACTCGACACTACAATCCGTCTCTGCCTCTGATAATGCCAAGGGCCAAGTAACCTTAGCTATTGACGGGGTGTGCCTCTCGGTTGACGGACACACCTTCTATGTGGTTAGGACTCCCTTCACCACCTGGGCATATGATATTGAAGAGAAGTTTTGGTACGAGTGGAAACATAGCAACGGTGGTGCCCTTCCTATTGAGGCTGCGTGGGCTATGTTCAATGGTGCACAATATGTTGCCATCACAGGGGAAACCACCATCTCCCTCCTGTCTCCGAATGTCTACCAAGACTTCGGGACAGATTTCACTGTGCGCTACACCACTGACAATTTCAATGCCGAGGGCATGAATTGGAAGTCGTGCCACAGAGTAATGATTATCGCTGACCAGCATGATGACAGCGGAAGCTCGTATGTCGATGTATCCTACTCAGACAAAGACTGGGCAGACGGGGGCACCACAGCTAGACAAATCAATGTCTTCTCGCAAAGCCCCTTCCTAAAGCAATGGGGAAGATTCCGCCAACGTTCGTGGCGCTTTGAATATACAGACAACTATCCGTTGAGAATGAGCGCAGTTCTTCTCGATTTGAACATGGGTCAACACTGATGACAACTACTACGTTTGTTCCCGGCACAATCATTGAATCCTCGTGGCTCAATGATGTTAATGATTTTGTCTACAATGGAGCACAACCAACTGATTTTGGGCTGGTGAATGTAAAGCATGCTCCCTATAGTGCTGTGGGGGATGGAGTGGCTGACGACACGGCAGCTATTAATGCTGCTATTGCCACAGGACTTTCTATTGAGCTTCCAGCGGGTACTTATCTAGTTACCAGTGCCTTAACTGCGTTAACCTCTGCACAGGAGATACGCGGCCATGGGCAGGATGCTTCTGTTATCAAGGTGTCAGGTAATGGCTATGATGTCATCACTTTAGCTGGTCGTGCTGGTGTGCGTGATCTACAGATCACTACCTCTACAGCCACAGCAAGGGCCTCTGGAGCACACATTAACATCGTTGGTGGTAACAATGCGTTTGTGATTAATTGTGTGCTGTTATATGCTTATGAAACGATTATTTTCACAAGTGGTATTGTCAGCTTCCTACAAAACATACAGATGCGTGATTTTGCCTACGGTGGTATTCGCATTGATGCTGGATTTGATATTTATCTAAACAACATCACAGCGGATAATGTAGGAGCGCAACCCTCATATGGGCTGAAGGTTATCACGGTGGGTGGGCTACACGTCACCTCCTGCGACTTCATTCATTGTGGAACTGGTATTGTTATTCAGCCTACTGCTGGCGACACCATTCAATGGTTATTCTTCGACCGAGTGCAAGCAGACACTTGTTCCAATGAAGGTTGGTTAATTGACGGTACTGCGGCTGCCTCGGTTATCCAGGGTTGTGTGTTTACTGGCTGCTGGTCTGCAAGCAATACCCTAAATGGAGTGAACATTGCGGGTACTGGCGGAACTATAGATGGTTTGGAATTCATTGGCTTCCGTGCCATTACTAATGGCCGACACGGATTAATTAACCAGAGTTCTACCAGTAAGAACCTCAAGATCATTGGTGGAACATTCACCATC